TGTGATTGCATTGGCATCATCACTTGGTTTGGTGGTTGTTTTGTTCTTACCACTCCACCTGGTCTTGACGTTAAAAGGTCATCAAGGTTTACCATTCCATCCATAATGGCTACTCTGTTATTATTTGTCAGATACATATTATCTAACAATTGTCTCATCACAGTTGATTTAACTAACTGAACATCTTCAACTAATTCTGCCACACTTCTGCCATAAAATCTGTGAGGCATAGGTATTGGTGTCAATCCGCAAAACGGAATATGATCAACGGATTCATTATCTAACATTTCATAACCTGCATCACCTGCAACGGTTACTTTTCTTAATTCTGCAACACCATCGCCATCATAATCTACTTTGACATAACACTCATATAACTCAATATTTTCTGTAGCCGTATCTGGTGTTTGATCAAATGGATATTCATCAATATCTTTAAATCTTGTTAATCGTTCATTGTTATATAAAACAATTTGTGTTGCAGGAAGTTTTGCAACAATCTCTGGGTCATAACCCATTTCAATTAATTGTGATCTTGTTTTAACTGTTCGGTGAGCTACAAAGTTTGCATCTTCAATGGTCTTTGCTGTTCTCTCAATTAAAAATTCTTCTGGCGGAACATTTTCTATTTTTATTTTACCACTACTTGCTGATCTTTTAATAACGCAGTTATAAAGTTTTGGTTTTGGTATTTTTATTTCTTGACCTTGTGCCTCTGCAATTTTTTCTACTTGTTCTAATTGCTCTTGTGCCTTTTCATCATCAAATTCTTCGCTTTCAACAATTTCAATATTTTCATCATTGGTTAATAATTGATATTCTTGTTCGCTTAAATTTTTATATGTCTCTTGCGAAACTTTATTTTCTTCTGACCAATAGATTTTTACAATTCCATTTTTTTCTAATAATGCATCCTTAAACCAGGTATACATAATTTGAAAACCAGGGTTGTCTTTATTGAATACATAGTTCAAATAATTCGTTGCTTGTTCTGCTAAAGCAACATCTTCTGCTTTAACCGGCTCACATTTTGCCGTTTGATTTGATGCAGTAAAAATTCTCATCAAGTTAGGTAAAATGGTTTCTATCGTATCAGCAACATCAGTAGAAACCACTTGGGATCTACCATCTATTTCTGTACCTAGTTTTTCACCTAAATAATATTCTAATGCTCTTTTTCTTTGCGTTGATAATTCACCGCCTAAAAATCCTAGTGCATTATTGATTTCATTATTTATAATGTGTCTTAATTCATGATCTGAAACTTTTGCCATATTAAATTATATAATTTGTATTTACGCTTATTGTTTTTTTCCAATCGGTTGCCTCTATCCCACTACCAACGATTCCTGTGCGAAACGCATCAGCAGAGTGCGAAGCAAAGTTGTGTAAAGGTTTGTTTCTGAAACATTGATTCCTTTCATCCCATCTTTTTTGATAGGCTTTCAATGCTTCTATTCCAACTTGACATTTGTTTTTATCAAAATAACAATTTGGAATTGCCTTTCTCACAGCTTCAATCCCATCTTCAATAGATAGTTTTGGAGCTACTGTAAAGCTTATACCTAATTCCAACGCAGATTCTAGTCTTGATTTACCATAAGCTCCAAGCTCTCTAACCTTAATATCAAAAGGAGCTATGTGCGTTGAAAAATCATAAGGTTTATTATTTATTACTTTTGCGTAATGATCCAATCCTTCACCACTAGCTTCGTAATAATCAATAAGCCTTATTTCACTTTTATGTCTTTGAACAAACCAAATCACTGTCTGGTCATTCATTCCTAAATCCCACCAGGTTTCAACCTCTAAATTTTCATCGTACAACTCATCGGTTATTCTACCCTCTTGTTCTGCCTTTTCTATCAAAGCACCATAATAAGCACCAGTGATTGCAGCTTGAAATGAACATTCAAATTCTTGTTCAAATAAATCAGGCGACATCATCTGTTTTGCAGAATCTAATTCTTCGCTATCTAATATGCCTGTCTCACTTGCTTTATGTGTAGAGGCATACCAACCATCCATTTTTTTGGCTTGGCAATATAGATCATAAAAATAATTTCTACCCTTTGGTGTGCCTATAAAAATACACCAGCCTTTTCTGTCGGCTAATGCTGGTCTTATGACTTCAGGAAACACACTGGGATTAATGCTTTGCGTTTCATCAAAAACACAGCCATCTAAAAATATACCTCTGAGTGCTTGATCATTCTCACCCCCCAGAATGGTGATTCTTGAACCATTAGGAAAATCAGCTCTAAGTTCAGACTCATTAAATTTTACACCTGGTATTTTTCCAGCATAGGTTTTGATGTAATCCCATGCCGTTGCTTTACCTTGTTTGAATGTAGGCGAAATAAAGGCGTAGCGACTTGGTTGATTAGGGTTCGTCAAAGCAGCTCTAATCATGTGATTAATACACATCACAGTTTTACCGGCTCTACGATGTAATACTAAAACACTAAATCGGCTCTTAGAGATTTTTTCATGCAAAATTTTTTGCAATGCTCTTGGTTTATACGGAATCTCAATAATTGGCATTTTAAAACAAAACCCCCCCTAATGATATGTCGTATTGTAGTGTGAACCTTCTATGCCAAGCTCCCATGAGATAAACTGAGAAAAAGTATCTGCTTCTTTTTTATCTTGAAAGCCGTTGAACTTAATAACGACCTGGTTATTTTTATCAATGTAAATTATGGTTTTGTAACCTTTATCGTCAAAGTCCATTGGTAATCCTTTTGTTATTTCATTCTTAATTTTTTCATTATTTCCTGAGCTTCTTTTTCAGAAACTTGTGCACCAGAAAGAGATTTAATAACATCTGTTTCTCTTTGTTGTGCAAATCTTTCAAGTTCATCTTCAGATACAGCAGCACCTGATTTTTCTTTTAAAGATTTAAAATATTTTTTGAAGTTGTCCATTGTCGCCTCCTTGTTTAGTTGTGTGTGAGTCCTATCAAAATTTTTTTTGTTGCAAATATTATTTTGCGGTGCCGGTCAAAACAAAACCCCACCCTTTTTGTTTAAAAACCTGGATTTTTAGTATTGATAATTAAACATTACCGATAACGCTCTAGTTATCGGAAAGTTCTAAATTATTAATATTTGTATTTTTGCACCAACCAATAACTATATGAACCATGTGTCGGATTTTTTTGCATATCTTGCAAAATAATTAAGTTAAGCAAGTAAAATCAATAATAATAGTTATGATTCCCACTTAACAACAATTTCCCTCTCTCCGTCTTTTATACCTATTCCGACATTCTTTTGGTATGATTTGTTTAATTTTTCAGCCTTCCACCGGACTAAATCAATTGATGTTTTTACTAAATGCGTTAAGGCTAAGTCTCCCTTGCCTTTTGCTTTGGCTTCATCAATTGTATTGTTTAATAAATCTTCAGCATCATTTAACTGATACTCAACTCCATCGCTCCTACTTTTTAAATATTCACTCATTAGCTCAGGATCTTTATTAATATATTCTCTAAACGTACTCCAAGCCGGTCTGCCTGGTTTATTAAGTGCTTTTCTTATTGGTTCACCTTTTGCTAAGTCTTCAAATATCTCTCTTAACAGAGTCTTATTATATTTTAATTTTCTACCTGGCTTGTTCTTCTTTTGTTCTATTATTTGATTATTCATATTTTTTTATATTATTTATTAATTAGATGTTTACTTTGTGTGTACAATAAGTATTATGATTTGTAACTGAAAGGGTATAAAATGAACGCACAACAAAAAACAATTCCTGAGTTTATAAAAGAAAATAATATTTCTATAAGCTCAGAATCAATTGCTGAAAATCCAAACAGTAAAGATTGGGTTGATGCTAATCATTACAAAGTTAAATTAAAAAATGGCTCTAAGGCTATGACTATATATTTTTCTCAAGGCTTAGGCATTACACATGAACCAGATGCTCCAAGTGTTTTAAATTGTTTAGCGTCTGATTCAACTTGTGAAAGTTATACTTTTAATGAGTTCTGTGATGAGTTTGGTTATGACTCAGATTCAATAAAAGCAAATGAAACTTACAAAGCTTGTTTAAAAAATTCTAAAAAGCTAAAAAAGTTTTTAGGTGTTAAATTTAATGATCTTTTAGAATGTGAGGCTTACTAATGTCTGAAATGTCTTTAATATTAATTTTTCTATCTTTAGGTTTGTCTGTTGTCTTTATTGGCGTTGTTC